ATGAACCCGACGACATTACCGGGCGCGGCGCTGACGAACGAAGCCGCGCCGTCCGCGAGGGTGAGCGCTATCTATCGTCGCATCACGTGGCGGCTGATTCCGTTCCTCTTCGTGTGTTACGTGGCGGCCTACCTGGACCGAATCAACATCGGCTTCGCGCAGATTCAGATGCGCAACGATCTTGGTTTTAGCGATGCGGTGTACGGGCTCGGCGCGGGCATCTTCTTCGCAGGCTATTTCCTCTTCGAGGTGCGCAAACGTACTGTTCGTATCCTAGACTTGAAGCGCGTGTTCTCAATAACGCGAGGGTTTGAACATGGCAAGGACGAAGAAAGCGACGGCGCCGGCGATATACGCCAGCCCGCGCGTGTATAGTTATCTGCGCTTCAGCAACGCAAAACAGGCATCCGGCGCGAGTATCGCGCGACAGCTCGATTACGCTGTCAAGTGGGCGGAACAGCATGGCATGGAACTCGACACGAGTCTGACGCTGAAAGACGAAGGTCTGTCCGCGTTCCATGAGAAGCACATCGAGAAGGGAAATTTCGGCGTCTTTCTGAAAGCGATCGAGGACGGGATGATCCCGCCCGGTTCGGTTCTGATCGTCGAGTCGCTTGATCGACTCTCTCGCGCCGAACCGATCATCGCGCAGGCGCAACTCTACGGCATCTTGATCGCGGGCATCGAGGTCGTGACGGCCGCCGACAATACCCGCATCAGTCTCGAATCGGTCAAGAAGAATCCGGGCATCCTGTTCCTCGCGCTTGGCGTCAGCATGCGCGCCAATGAGGAAAGCGAACGCAAGAAAGATCGTATCCTCGACGCGGCGCATCGGAACGCGCAAGCATGGCAAGCGGGAACAAGCCGCAAGCGCGCAGCCGTCGGCAAAGACCCGGGCTGGGTCAAGTACAACGCCAAGACCAATGAATATGAATTGCTGCCCGAGTTCGTCACGCCGTTGATGGCGATGCTCGGCTACTTCCGAGCGGGCGCATCGACGCGCCGCTGTTTCGCGATGCTGCACGAAGCGGGTATCCCGTTACCGCCGCCGAAGCTCGACTTACACGGCAAGCTCAAGAAAACGCGTATGGGTAACGTCATCAGCGGACTCGCCAATACGACCCGCCTGTACGACATCATGAGTAATCGCGCGCTGATCGGTGAGAAAACGATCGTCCTCGGCAAGTCCCAATATCACGACGCGCACACCTACGTGCTATCCGGCTACTATCCGCCGCTGATGACCGAAGCCGAGTTCGAAGAACTGCAGCAGATGCGCAAACAGGGCGGCCGCGTCGCCAACCATCAGAGTCGGATCGTCGGGATCATTAACGGCGTAGGGATCACGAAGTGCATGCGCTGCAGATCGGCGATGGCGGGACAGAATGTTTTGTCGCGCAGCCGTCGCGCCGATGGTAAGCCGCAGGACGGTCATAGACGCCTGATCTGCACAGGGGTGATGAAAGCGAAAAACCTGTGCACAGAGTCATCCGTGTCGATCGTCCCTATCGAGCGCGCGATCATGGCCTATTGCAGCGACCAGATGAACCTCACAGCGCTATTCACCGAGCAAGAAGATCAGAGCCGCAACTTGAACGGCCAGCTTGCGCTCGCGCGCGCCGCCGTCGCACAGACCGAAGCGGCCATGCAGAAGCTGATGGACGTGATCGAAGCGGCGGGCGACGATCCGCCGGCGATGTTTATCCAACGCGCGCGCAAGCGCGAAATCGAACTCAAGACGCAGCAACAGGCCGTTGCCGACCTCGAATATAAAATCGAGTCGGCGCATCGGGCATCACGCCCGGCGATGGCCGAAGTTTGGGCGAAGCTGCGCGATGGCGTCGAGCAACTTGACCCGGCAGCGCGCACGAAAGCGCGGCTGCTCGTCGTCGATACGTTCAAGCGGATCGAGATTAAGCGGGCCACCGATCGCGGCCACGATCTGATCGAGATACGTCTGGAATCCAAGCAGAACGTCAGGCGGGGGTTTCTGATCGACCGGAAGACCGGCGCGTTCTATCGCGGCGATCACGTCGCGAACGAGTCGATTGTGGCGAAGCCGACGACCCGCCCGGCGCGCGCGCGACGCAAGATAGAACAGCCGGCTTAATCGGCTTCGGGTTCTTTATCCTCGAAGAAGCCCTGCGGCGATGACATGACCCGCAGGGCTTTTTTTCCGACCAGAAAACGTCGATACGCTTCGACGGCGACGAACCAGACTTCGCCGGTCAGCGTGGGACCGCTCTCGATGACGACGCCGGTCGCGGGATCGATCACAGCGAGCGTCGCTGGCCGCCCGTCCTCGGTCGTGATCGTGAAGCCGTCGCCTTCCTCCCCGATAATGACCGCATGCGAAAGCGCGCCGTCGTCGATTCGTTCCTGTTCTCGCTTCTGCATGATGCCCGTCCTTTCACGGTGCCGTGTGAATCAAGTATAAGATGCCCCACGACGCGGCCGTGATCGCGAGCAGCAGCAGCACGATCACGAGCGACATCAGCAGCCCGCTCATGACCTGCGCGACGACCGGCACGCGCCGGCGCTGTCGCGCATCGAGCGAGCGCGGATCGAAGTAACGTCGATCAGTCATCGTCGTCATCCTCCCCGTCAATCGTCGCTTCGCTCGTGTCGAGCGTGCCCCTGATCGTATGCTTGAGCACGGTCATGACGCGCGCGGCTTCTTCCTCGCTCGGATGAAACTGCAAACGCCAGATCAATTCACAGGTCCCGCCGTCGAAAGGCGTGATACGCAGCTTGTTGAACGTCGCATCGGCGAGCGTGACTTCGTTTTTCTTCGCGCCCAGATGCAACGTTAGCGCGACCGGCGAGAGCGACGCGTTCCACGGCAGCGGCCCGAGTTGCGGGAAGCGCAGATGCGGCGTGTGCTGCGCATCCTTGCCGAGCAGGTCGCCGTCGCCGTTGGCGCGATAGAGCGACGGGCGCAACTGGTTGTTGAGCTTGTCCAGTATGGTGTTCGGGACATTCATCTCGACGCGCAGATCCATCGCCAATACTTCGTCATCTCCATGAATCTCGACGCGCGGATTGGCTTTCGTGATGCGCAGCTCCGTTTGCTGGAAGTCGATCATGACTGTTTGTCTCCCTGAGCGAGCGCCGTGCCGATGATGAACTGCGAGACCGCGAACCCGTTCGCTTCGTCGCGTACCTCGTTCAATGCCTCGATTGCCTGCTCGTCTTCCAGTTCGGACAGAATGTCGGTCAGTCTTAGGACGAACAGCACGCCACCGAAGAATGCGCGCTGCATATCCGCGTACTGACCAAGGCTCGCGCCCGGCGGCACGTTCGCTTTCGCAAAATGCTCGTACTCCGTGGCAATGATGTGCGGACCAAGGATCATGACGCGTCTCCCTGCTCGGTCTTATGCGCGTCGAGCCAGCCGTCCTCCCATTGGTTCCAGCGATAGGTGTCCTCGTCGGGGCGATACGGGTTGTTCTGCGGCGCATCGTCATCGAGGTAAGCTCGCCAGCCTTCCTTATAGGCTTCGCTCGTGATCGTGTTCATGACGCGTCTCCCGTCTCGTCGCCTTCCAGCCGGTTCATGGCCGCCTCGAACATCGTGCGCAGTTCGGCCTGCTGGTCCTTGCTGTCGACCTGCACGATCAGATCCGCCGCGGCGGCGAGCGCATCCGTGTCGCCGCGCCGCTCAGCGGCGTCCAGCGAACTCGCGACCTCGGCGAACGTTACCGTAAAGCCGTTGTCGGACGGAGCGCTCTGGTCGCTCGTAGGCGCGTCCTGGGCGCGTTTCTGGTCGTCCGGCTCGGGCTGCTCGCGCTGCTGCGTGGCGGCGCGTCGTCCTTCCTCGCGCCGGTCATCGTACGCAGTGCGGGCGATCGCCTTTTCTTCGTCGTTGCGCAGCCGTTCGGCAAGCGCCGCGGCCGCCGCCATATCGACCTTGTTCTTCGCTTCGCGGATCGCCGTGAGTACTTCGTCGAGCGTCGGGACGGGCTCCCGCGCGGCGGCGGGCCGACGCTGCATACGCTGCTTCAATGCCGCGTTGCCGGTCTTGGCGATCGCATCGCGTTCGTCATCGGCGCGGACTTCATCGACCGCGCCCATATCGCGCTCGTGCTCGCGCGCCGCGAGTTCTTCCGGCGTGTACGCGCCCAAGATCACATCGGGCGCATAGCGGCGCGACCACTTCCGCACGGCGAGATAGCCGAGTTGCTGCGCGGGATCGGTGGCCCATTGCGTCGAGAAGCGCGGATAGGCCTGCTGCATCGTGACGACAATTTCGCGCGGCTCGTCCTCGCCAATGAACGTCGCGCGCACGATCACGCCCAGCCCTTTCTCGTCGTCCTTCGTGTAGGTGGCGACATAGTACTTGCCGCCCTTGTCGGACTTGCGTTCCTCGCACTTGCCGTTGACCTTCGACCAGTCACCGAAGTACTTATACTCGGGGCGGCTGACGATCGGCGCGTTCTTGATGATGATCGCGTTGATAAGCTGCGCTTCGTAGCCGAGCAGGCCGCCTTGCGTGATGTGCGTTTTCTGCAGCACGCCGATTGGATTGATGCGCCACTGGATCGCCTGAATCATGACCGCCAGCACCGCGCCGGGCTTATTGCGAAAGTGCTCCGGGATGACGATGCCGCCCTGGGCGATCGACTCGGCCACCGACTTCAGATCGACCATCGCTTGTGGCGAAAGATCGATGGTCGTCAGCATGTGGCGCTCGGCTTCGATCGAGGGCGCCTGCTGCTGCGGCTGCGGAATCGCGTTCATGCTTCCTCCTTCGGCAATTTGATTCGCAGATCGAGGTATTGAGTCGGCTCGACCGTGTAGCCACGACGCTGAACGAACTTGCGATGGACTTCGCCGATGCCCTCGACGATGCCGACCGCGCTGTTCTCCATCGCCTTGAGAATGCGCGTTCTGCAGGTATCGATCGCGGCCTCGGCCTGCTTCTTGACTTCCTGTTCCGCGATCATCATCTCGACATACGGGCGGATCTTCGGATCGAGATGACGCACTGACCCGTCCGAGTGCGGATAGACCTTCTTGAGCAGTTCGAGCGCGCCCGGATGGTCGAGGTCTTCGTCCTCGAGCGGCGGCGGCACATCGGGCAGGACATAGCACTCCCAGAACTCGACCATCTTCGCGATGATCTCGTTGCTGATCGCCTCGTCGCGCGGGACCTCGAAAATTTCCATCTTCTGGCCGCCGACCAGAACGGGGACGTAGAACTTCTCGAACGCCGGCCAGAGCGCGAAGTAGAAATGCACCTGGGCGAGCACGTATGCGGGCGCGGCGTCCGTGCCGGGCGCGCCCCATAACTGCCTGAACGCCCAATCGCTGGTGGTCTTACCTTCGACCGCCGCCGCCTCGCCGACGACGCGCCGATCGATATGACCGCCGAGATAGCTGAACTCGGGATGCACGGTCATCAGGTTCTCTCGGCGCACGCTTTTGCCGGTGCGCCGCGAGAACTCATTCATCAGGATTGGTTCGAACAACGTGCCAAAGCGCACGGCTTCGACGTCGTCGAGATTGGGCGGCTCGATACGCTTCGTCTTTTCCATCCATAGATTCATCTTCATCCTGAACGGCGAGACGCCGACCGCGACCGGCGCATCGGAGCCGCCCATGATGCCCTGTCGATCATCGACGCTTCGAGCGACCTTGATCGTGTTCATTGCTCGCTGTCCTCCTTCAAAGCGAGACCGTGTTCCGCCAGCGCATGTTGTAGTTGCAGCACCGACTTGGAATGCAGTCCGGGCACGTGCATGAGCGACGCTTTGGACTCTCTCAGAACGTCACCGACCGTCGCGAAGCTCGCATCGGTCAGCGCGCCATGCAGGTTCTTGGGAAGGCCGAGCAGATCAAGCGGCTGCGCGGCAGCGTTACGCGTTTTGCGCTTCGGCTTCTCGGGCTGGGACTTCTGCTCGATCAGTTCGTCCACGAACAGCCGGGCGCTGCGTAGCTCGTCGAGCGACATATCGGCGCGCACGACGAAAATCGTTTTCTTCTTCATGGAATGAATTCTCCGAATTGCAGGGACTTTGCAATATCGATTGCAACCTCGGAATGGTTGCGGCGTCAAATTATGGCTTTATCGCCATTTCTATATCGGCAACGGCGTCGGAGAGTTATGCGCCGGGAGTAATCGCGGCATTAATCGATTGAGCGGCGCAGGTTCGAGTTTTAATACTCGCCGTCCAAAAAGGGAAGTCCTCAGGAGAATCATTTGCCCTTGCTATTCAGTGATTCATCGCGTATATGGGATTCCCCGATTTTCGGACACTAGTTAGGCAACCGTGTAATCCAGACATGGAAAACGTAAGCTGGATGTGCATTTGCGGTAATCGTTTCATTCGCGAGTACCGCGCCGCGTTGCACATCGCGGCAACGGTTTCCGCAACGTAATAACTTGCCAGTTTTTCTAGGTGAATTCACCTATACAGCGGTTCATCATACCGACACAAATGAATGTTTCCTTGCTTATCCTTATGATTGATAGGAACTATGGCATGCTTTCCGAACGGTCGATTAAGGGAATCCACTTAGATTGACCGCAAACCCTTGTCGCATAAGGATTTCATTCTTATCAAGGTGATTTAGGCGTTTTTAAACGATACATAAAAACTATATCGCTGGATTCACGACTTTAAATCTCCACCCGTTACAGATTCCTGCTTGCGAATCGCTTGATTCGGGGATTACTCTTTTCTGCGCGCCGCGCTCTCCGTTCGTTAATCAACGCTGAGTGATATCACAATGATGCGCTAATGATGTTTCGGGGCCAAAACAGTCGATGTTTTAAGTTTCCCAAAGGAGAACCATCATGGGCGAACAGAGGACGCATCGGCAGCAGCAATGGCTCGATGCACACGAACGTGCAGACCAGTCAAGGACAGGCGATCTGTTCGGCTGGTGGATCGACATGCGCGTCAAGGGCCGCCTCGCCGGTGCGAACACCGGTATCAGCATGAGCGACCAACTGCGCCTCTATAACGCGCAGCAGGTCGCGCCCTTACCCCTAAGCGACCAGTGATCGGCAGCCGATCATGGGACGCATCCGTACTGTCAAGCCCAAGCTGTTCACGCACGAAGGGCTATTCGATGCCGAGCACGAGTCGGGACTGCCGCTTCGACTCGCGTTCATCGGCCTGTTCACCGAAGCCGACCGCGAGGGTCGTTTCCAATGGCGGCCGCGTACTTTGAAAGCGGCCATCCTGCCGTTCGATGACTTGGATTTTTCACACGTACTCGACGCGTTAGCGACGCGTGGCTTTCTCGTCAAATACGCGTCGCGCAGCGGCGAAAAACTCGGTGCGATCCCCACTTTTCGTCATCATCAGGCGATTAACAATAAGGAGACCCAATCTGAACTCGATCCGCCGAGCAAGGACGATCTTGACAAATGCGCGAGCCTTGCCAGTCAAAGGATTCCGCTCGCGTCGTCAACGCGTCGCCCTCGCGTTAAAGACGCGTCACCGCCAACGCTTAGGAATACTCGTGGGGAAGGGAAAGGAAGGGAAGGGAAAGGAAAGGAAGGGAAAGGAAAAAACCCTCGCGCTATCTCGTCTCGTCAGACGACCTCGCGTGCGCGCGCGAGCGACGGCCCGATGACCGGACGGGACGAGACGCGCGAAAGCCTGGGCGATGTGCTCGACCGGCGCGGCTGCGATCCGACCGACGAAGACCGCGCCACAGCCGATCTGGCCGAAGCCGAGGGCGTCAGCGCCGCCACGCTCGGCCGTGCGATCGACGACGCGCAGAGGCGCCCCAGCGTCGGGCGTATCGCCGCCTATGCGCTCAGAACCGCCCGCGCTTGGACGGCGAAACACGCTCAACCGCTGCCCGTCATCGACGCCGGCGCAATGCCGCGCGTGGTCAACGGCAGCGGCGACGAAATCGATTCGATCGCCAAGCGCCGCCAGCGTACGCGCGACGCGCTGACCAAGCCTACCGGCAATCGCGCGGTCGTGATCGACGTTCCGATGACGGAGGTGTGCGATGAATCGCGCGACGACTAACGCCGCCAGCCGTCGCACGATCGACGATATCGAGGACCTATTCGCGTGGATGGGACGACTTTACGGCGCGCGCTTCGACGACTTCTGGAAATCGTCCGCCGAAGAACCGGCGATGCTCAAGGCGCAATGGCTCGAAGGGTTCGTTACCGCGAACGTCACCGACGCCGGTATCAAGCGCGCTAAAGCCGCATTGTTCCGTGAAAAAGCGGTGCCGACGCTGCCGCGCTTCATCGAGCTTTGCATGATCGAGCCGATGTACGTTGCGCTTTCGGTGCCGGTCCTCACGCGCGAGCATCGCGTGACACCCGTCGGCTTGACGGAGAGAGCGAAGATCGACGCGATCCTCGCGAAGCACAACCTACCCAAGCGCGAACCCGGCGCCGGAACGGATGGCATCAAGTGGGCGTTCAAGATCCTTCGTGAAGCTAACGAAAATGACGTCCCGCTCAACAAGCTCGCGATCGCGCAGCAGGCGATCGCCGACTGGTGCGCCTCGCATGGCTGCTCCCGTAGCGACCTCGACGAGAACGGCGACTGGACCAATACGCCCCACGCGCGCCAGATCGACGAGGTAGCGTTTCCGCCGCGCGTGCCGTCGCCTCATATCGTCGGCGATGGACAGACGCATGTAGAGCGGGCACGCGAGCCCGGCAACGATGACGAGGACATAGCAGCATGAGCAACTTCGCCCGTATCGCCGCCAATCGCCTGCGCGATATGCAGTTCCCGCTGACCGAGCACGAGCGGCTGCAATACGCGACATTGCTCGACCTCCTAGGCAATGACGTGGGCCGTTGTCACGCCTGCCTGCAACAGATGGCGAAGATTATGGGCGATGACTTCCAAGCCGGCACCGACCTCACGATCGAACTGCCGACTCGCCTGCATCAGATCATCAACGGAGACTAGCGATGAACTTTGAAAGCGATCGCTTTACCCAAGCCGAACAGCGCGTGCTCGCGTGTCTGCTGCAGGACACGCGCGCGCTGCTGCGCTGTCCGAACCTGATGCCGAACGACTTCCGTCATGGGCTGCACGGCTCGATCTTCGCGACGATCCGCGCGCTCGAGAAGGAAGGCCAGCCGGTCAACGTGCCGAGCGTTCACGCGTACCTGTGCAAATGGTGGCGCTTGACCGATGCCGGGATCGCCGCGTATCTGCAAGCCCTGGGCGCGATCCCGGTGCGACCGCCGCGCGAGATTGGCCACTTCGCCGCGGTCATGCGTAACGGCAAGTGGACCTGAGCGCGAAGGAGTCGTCGTCATGCCGATCCGAGCTATCGACCGGGCACGCTATCCGGCCAACTGGAAAGCGATTCGCGCTGACGGCCTCACGCGCGCGCAGAACCGCTGCGACGGCTCGCCGCGCTATCCCGACTGCCGCGCCGCGAACCGCCAGCCGCATCCGGTGACGGGCTCGCGCGTCATCCTGACGATCGGCCACCTTGACCATACGCCCGAGCATTGCGAATTCGGGAATCTCCGCGCATGGTGTCAGCGCTGCAACTTGGCCTATGACGAGCAGCATCATGCACAGACCGCGTACATGACGCGGCGCGCGCATCGTGCGATCGCCGATCTTTTCGCAGAGGCTTGATGATGGCCGGCCACCGTGCGCCCGATCTGCCGCCGTCGATCACGCTCGACCAACGGCTGACGCTGACGCTGCCGTATCCGCCTTCGGCGAATCGCTACTGGAACTCGTTCGTCATCCAAGGTCATGTTCAAGTCGTCGTTTCGGCGGAAGCGAAAGCGTATCGGCGCGAAGTCCATTGGCTGCTGAAGCTCGCCAAGATTCGCGAACCGATCTTCGGGCGCGTGGCGCTGACCGTGAAGCTCTATCCGAAGATGCCGCAGGACGCCCGTCAGCGGATGCGCAAGTACGGCGACGAATGGGAAGACAGCGTGCGATGTTGCGACCTGGACAACTGCCTCAAGATCCTGCTCGACTCGCTCAAAGGCCGCGTGTTTATCGATGACCTGTTCGTCTGGCGCCTGCACGCCGAGCGCGGCGAACCGCGCGCCGAAGCGTGCGTCGAAGTGACGATCGAGCGCATCCCCTACGTCAAGCCGCAGCAGTCGCTATTCGACTCGATGCCCGTCCAACCCCTGATCGAAGACCCTTTCGCATCATGAACCGACAAGGAGTTTTGATGACCGTGAGACTGGAGACGATTCGCCACCATCTGGCGAACGACAACGCGCGTATGCGCGAAGCGTTGCAGCTGATCGTCGAAATGTGCGACGGCCAGCCCGGTAACGAAGTATCGCGCTATGTCTCGCGCATCGCGCGCAATGCGCTCGTCTCCGCCGCCCCCCGAAAACAAGGACCTGCGTAGTTCCACGCCGAACGGCGTTCACCCCGAAGGAGATTGAGCATGACGAACAACACGAAGCAACCGGCCCAACCTCAACCGGGCAGCGAGCCCGACGACGCGCATCTGCAGCGCGACGAGAATCAGCGCCAGCGTGACGACAACCAGCGTCAGCGGGACGACAATCAGCGCACGCGTGACGAACATCAGCGCAAACGCGAAGACAATGACGTCGGCCAGAGCGAAGATACGGACGACGGCAAAACCGCCGCCTGACAGGAGCCGTGATCGATGCACGGTGAGACTTTCCGGGACGTGAATGTGGCGCTCGCGACCAGCTATCGCATGGCGAACCTGCCCGCCGTCGATGCGGGTGCGACGCGCCGCGCGCTCGTCACCGTCGCCTGTCTGTCACCGGCGCGCAACCGCATGCACGCCGATTGGGTCAAGCGCCTGATCGGTCAGCCCTCGCGCGTCGTCGACTTCGCCGGTCTCACCCGGCTCGAAACCCGCGCGCAGTGTGCGCTGGTGCGTCAAGCCGTGCTCGATCGTCTGTCAGAACCAGAAGCGTGCGCAGTCGTCGCGCGCTTTTCAGAAACGCCCAGCGAGAAACAGATTGGCGTGTCCGGTCTGGTGGCGTACTTCTCTTCCACCAGATCGCCTTCTGCTCGGGCAGCGTTGGCTGCCGACCCGCTCGCCGATCCGCTTTGGGATCTGCTCTGGCGTCGTTATCTGCCCGCTTACTACGGCGACGGCTTGTCGCTCCGCGACATTGCGCGCCGTACGCACAGGAGCAAGTCCGCGCTCGCGCGCCAGGCGATGCGCCTGGACGAGGACCTCGACGCGGTCGAACACGCTGCGCTTGCCACGCTCGAACGCAGCTTTGTCGATGACGGGCTGTGCCACGTGTTGCGTGACCGACTCGGGGACGTGTCCTGA